CTGACCAACACGGCCGTGCGCGCCAATGTGGTGGCGGTGAACGAGACCCGTGCGTCCGGCACCGTCTCGATCGTCGGCGGCACGTTCATCCCGGCAGAGAACTACATTGCGCAGGTTACGGTCGCGTCGGTGAGCCTGCTGTCGATACCCGTCCACTGGCGCACGTCCGACAGCGCCACGGCGACGGCCCTGGCCGTGGCGATCGGCAACGGCACCTCGACGCACGGCTACACGGCGTTTGCCACCTCCAACGTGGTGACGATCCAGGCCGCCGTTGGCCTTGGCGCCACGGCCAACGGTCGGGTGGTCGCTGTCACGGTTGCGGGCGACGTCGTCGCCAACAAGACCAACTTCTCGGGTGGCGTGACCCAGGTCAGTGCCGTGACCCAGATCAACACGTTCACGTTCGGCGGCACCTACGAGGCAAACGACCTCTTCCTGATCACCATCGAAGGCGTGGCGTACAGCTCACGTGGCTCCGCGTCGGGTGTCGGCATCAGCGCGTTCACCTACAAACAGAGAATGTGGTCTGTGGCCGGCACGCTGTTCCTGGGCAGCAAGCTCAACACCCCCAACGACTGGCACGACGCGGCTGTGTCGACTGGCTACGTGAGCATCGACGCCAGCAACGAATCCGAAGGCTCCGAAAGACTTGTCTGCGTTGGACAGTACAGCAACTACGCGGTGGTGTTCGGCCGCTCGCAAATACGCCTCTACACGATCTCGACCGACGCGTCCGAGATCAGCTTCTACCAGTCGCTGGACAACACAGGCACATTCGCAGCGAGAAGCGTGCTCAGCTATGGCAACAACGATGTCTTTTATCTGGACCCAACCGGAATCAGATCCATCCGCGCACGTGACGTTCTCAACGCCGCTTATGTCAACGACGTTGGTACTGCAATCGACCCGTTCGTTCACTCCCATCTACGAGAACTCGCGACTGACACTATCACCCGCGCCGTCTCGGTCGTTGAACCAGTCGACGGCCGATACTGGCTGGCCATCGATAATCGCATCTACGTATTGAGCTATTTTCCCTCCTCAAAAGTCACGGCGTGGAGTTATTACGAACTCCCCTACCGGATCGAGGATTTCGTGCGCGACAACGCGAAGCTCTACGCGCGCGGCGACAACGACAAAATCTACCTCTACGGCGGCGAGGACGGCGAGGAGTATCCCGGCGCTGGCGAACAGTCGGTTAGCGTAGAACTTCCGTTCCTGTCTGCAGACAGCCCCGCCACCCAGAAGATGCTGATGGGCGCGGATGTGGCACTCACCAACGAGTGGCTGGTGAAGCTCCACCCCGATCCGAACAACGAGGCGATCACCCAGGTGATAGGAAGGCTGTGGAAGAACTCGTTCCACGAGCCGCATATTCCTGTCACGGCGCGCACTTCGCATTTCGCACTGACAATGGAATGCACCAAGGCCGGCTACGCGAGCCTGTCCGGTATCCTGATCCACTTCCAGGGGGGTGAGGAGGACCGCTGAGGTGCTGCATTTCCGCAAGGCGGGCGCGTTCCACGTACACCAGGTGCTCTCGAACCTGTCCGAGATCTCGGCCGACGAGGTCAACGCGGAGTGCGGGAGCTGGTGGGGTGCGATGTCGAAGGTGAAGGCCCTGCTGGATCTGCCAGACAGCCGAACCGAGGCGCTGGTGGACGAAGCGGGGACCGCGCTGGCGATCTTCGGGCACTACCCCAGCGCCAAACCCTTGCGACGCACCACCTGGTTCGTCTTTTCCACGGGCTTCCAGGCCAGGGGTTTCGCTGCCGCCAGGGCGTGCCGCCGGCGGCTCAAGGCGCTGGAGCAGTTCTATCCAGACACGAATTTCCATAGCATTACACGCTCCAATCATCCGGACCGAGATCACTGGTTCAGGCTGCTGGGCTTTGTCTATGGCGGTCCGACCGAGAGCGGCGCGCATCATTACGTTCGCCTGCTTCCGGACAAAAGACGTGACCCGGAACCGACTGGGCGCTATAACCCGGACCACCACCCGCGAGCGTCATAAAACGGAGTTCGCCGCGCCGTGCCCGACCCTGAGGTCGCGCAGCTATGTGCTTCGGTGACGACGACGCAGTCCAGCAATCCCGTAACGACGCCGTAATCGCCAAGCGGGAACAGCGCGCCGAGGAAGAAGCCCGCCAGGGGCGCATCACCGAGGGCCAGGGCAAGATCGACCAGGCGTTCTCGCAGTTCAACCCGGCGTATTTCAAGACATTCCAGGACGCGAGCGTCGCGGCCAACACGCCTCAGGTCGAAGACCAGTACACGCGGGCCAAAGACAAAGCCGCCGCGATCCTGGCGGGACGCGGCATTCTCAAATCCAACATCGCGGCCAACGCCCTTGGCGACGTGGAGAAGACCCGCGCCACGACATTGGGCCAGATCGCCAACGACGCAGTGACACAGGCGAACAACCTTCGAGCTGCCGTCGAGAAGCAAAAGACCGATCTCTACACGTTGAACACATCCGCCGGCGATCCAACCGCGATGGCCAACCGCGCGATTGGCGAGGCCACCGCGCTGGTGGCGCCGCCGCCGACTTCGCAGCTCAGCAACATCTTCGGCGCGACCATCGGCGCGCTGGGCACAGGTGCGAAGGCCGACGCGTATTCGCCCTATGGCGGACGCATCAACAGTTGGTTCACGCCGCCGACCAGCGGATCTGGAAGCGCGCGCACCTACCGATAGGAGACGGCCATGGGTTTCTGGAGCGACGTCCAAGACAACGTGCTGGGCATGGACCCCGGCCCCCAGGGCGCGAACCCGGCCTTCCTGGCGTGGCAGAGAGAACAGGAGAGGTTGGCAGCGGAGCAGCAGGCGCAGCTGGCGCAGCAGCAACAGCCGGCCGCGCCACCGCCACCCTCAGCACCGCCCCCGACAGCTCCTGCGGCGCCCGCCGCGCCGCAAGGACCCGTGTTCGACCCGTCTCCCTATCGGAGCCAGGTTGACACCGGCTTCTCCCAGTTCACGCCGGAGTTTTACGCCCAGAAATATGCAGACGCATACAATCCCTTCAAACAAGGCGTCGAAGGCCAGTACGGCTTCGCGAAAGACGCGCTGACGTCGGGCCTCGCCAATAAGGGACTCGCGAACTCGTCGCAAAGCCGTGGTCTTTTTCAGCAGCTCGACGCGCTGCGCGACCAGACGCTGAACACGGGGCAGACCGCCGCGCAGGGCTTCCAGTCCTCGCTCACGGGGGAAGTCGGCAAGGCCAAGGAAGGTCTCTACGGCAGCATTGGCGAAGGCGCCGACAACGCCAGCATCGGTTCGCGCGCCCAGTCCGAGGCCAACAGGATTGCCGGGATGAAAGCTCCGGACAGCTCGTTGGGCGACATCTTCGGGAGCCTGACGACGCCATACACCAGCCAGCGTAGCCCCGGCGGCCCGGTCAATCCGGAGCTGCAGGCGTTCTCGACCGGCAGCAACCTCAACCTCGCGGGCGGCGCCGGGGGGCCTGAAGCATCGGTCAAGGTGTCGGCTCCGAAAAAGAAGAAGTTCTAAGCATGTGCACCGGCCTGGAAATCGCACTGCTCGCTGGCGGCGCCGCAGCGGCGGCCGGCGGCACAATGATCGAGCGCCGCGATCAGCAAAGCAACGCTGCGGCGCAGGCGCGTGCGCGCAACCAGGAACTGCGCGACAGCATGGCGCGGCAACGGCGCTACGAGGACAAGAGTCGCAGCGAAGGCGTGCAGAAGGCACTGGATCGTTTCGATCCAGCCGAGCAGGCCAAGGCGCAGGCCGAAGACGCGGCGCGGCGCGATACCGCGATCACCGAAGCGGTCGTGCCGACCGCTGGCGCGGAAGATATCCCGTTGACGGCGGATCTCGATGGCGCGCCGTCGATGGTGAAGGGCCAGATAGGGAAGAAGCTGCGCGATGTCTTTAATACCGCGACAGACCGCGCCAAGCTCGCCGCCAAGCCGCTTACGTTCGCCGACATGCTCGCCGGGAATAACATTTCGCTGACCGAGGCCGGCCGTGTGGTCGACACCGGCAACTCGTTCGCCAGACAAGAAGCCGCGATGCTCCCGTCGCAACAGGACTTCGCCGCCTACGCGGCGCAGCAAGCGCCGTCGATCTGGGGACCGCTGCTCAAGACCGCCGGAACGCTGGCGGCTAGTGTAGGTGGCGCAGGCATCGCGGGCGGCCTTGGCGCTGGTCTTCTGGGCGGCACGGCCGGCGCAGCCGCCGGAACGGCGCTGCCACTTGCCACCACCGCGCTCATGAGATCGCCAGTCACTGGCCGCGTAACCGGACCCGTTTAACAACGAGCTGTGAGCCATGGTGAACGTCATCAATCCCTGGAAGTCCGGCGGCTCAATGGGCGAAGACCTGTTCGGCATCGGCGGCCTGACCGAAGCGTTCTTCGGCCCGAAGGCGTCGACGTCGGCCTACACACGCGAGAAGTTCAAGGAAGCGCAGCGGCAGAACATTGGCGTCGAGGAATTGGCGACGATGCTCCAGGACCCGAACGCCGCTCCCGGCGCCATGGCGGCGGCAGCTCTCCGGGGTGGCACATCCGCCCAGGAATTGGGGGGTCTCAACCTCTTTGGTGTGGCAGGACGTAATCCAGATCCGTATGATCCGCGCGTTCTGACAGCGCAGACGCAGAACAAGATACCGTTCGCCCAAACAGCGACCGGCGACCTGGCGCATCGAACCAACGCCCAGACCATCGCGACAATGCAGGCCGACAAAGCGGCGGCAAATCAAGCGGCGATCGACGCTCGTTCGCTGATCCCTGTGCGCGGAGCGGATGGAAGCCTTACTTACGCAAGGAAGTCAGAAGCAGCGGGTCTCGGGGCGCCGATAACCAAGGATCAGGTGGTCGGTGGCTTCCTCCAGCAGAATATAAACAAGCTGTCGACCCTTAATCCATTCCAGCAGGATCTCGTTGGCGCGAACCCGAAACCGGGCAATTGGTTCCTGCGCGACCCTGGGACCGGAAAGATCATGCGCGAAGGCCGGTCCTTCGAGGGAATAATAGACGTCGACACCCAACTGCCAATCCCTGGTGGCGCAGTCTTCCAGCAGTCCAGCAACCCTGGCGGCGCGAACGCGTTTCAAGCCCCGGCGACTGAACTCGGCAAGACCGAGTTGAAAGACCGTCGCGAAGCGGTTCTCAACGCCGACTCTGTCCTGGATCTCGGCAGCAGAATCCAAAGCATCATCACCCGTAATCCGACCGTTATCGGGGGGCCAGGTAATCTCCGGCGCATGGGTCAGGAGGGTCTGGACCTCATCAACTCCCTCAACGCGATGTTCGGTGGTGGGAGGCCAGGCGGCTACGAGGCTGCTGTCGTCGAGACACGAAACCAATTGCAAGCGAAGCTCGGCGCCGGGGCGTTAGCATTGATACCGGAGCTGTTCGACCCCGACCTGAACAGCGTGCAGACCATGAACGGCATGCTTCTGTACAAAACCGCAGCCGCGATGGGCCAGAGTGGACGCGACGCATCAGACAAGGACATCGCCGCTATCAGGGGCTACGTTGGTGATCCATCATCCTGGACCCAGGGGCCAGGCACCTACAACACCAAGATCGGCACGCTAATGCAGATCGTCGCACGACAGCGCGACAACGATCACAAGCTGCTTCAACCGAGTGCCGGCATCGGGCCGCGCACGATCAAGGTCAATGGTGTGGATGACACGGCTGCTCCTGCCGCAACCGCCG